GGCGTGTTGCATGATGGCCATGGCTTCTTGGATGCCACGGGTGCCACGTTCAAACACCAGGTCTTCTAGATGTTCAATCCTGGGGTTGGCCGCTTCCATGATAGGAACCATGCCTTGGTTCACTATGCGGTCACGCAGGCGAGCCAAGAAATTGACTTCGGTATATAATTCAGTATTTTCTGCAACAGGTTGTTCGAACGGTATGCCTTCGCGTTTCATGTGTTCACGGAAGTCGGCCAATTTAACATCACGAGCAGGATCGCGTGCTAGGGCAGCCATGATTGTTTCCACACTGGCCAGATCCTCACGGGTGGCCTGTTTGTTTAGTAGCATTTTGGCCACAGCATCTGGATCGTCCGATATGACCTGATTGGTGGCACGATCTGCAATGCCGGCAATTTGATTTAATTTATAACCCAGGCTCTTGGCTATCGAATTCATAAGCACGTTGCGCTCGCGACCTTTGTATTGACTGTCAGCAGGCATGGCACCCAACACGAACTTTGACCAAGGTACATTTTGCAAGAACATAAAGTCTGTTTGCACATAGCCTTGATCAGGCCTGCCATTGATGGGCGTTAGGAAATGTACTGCTGTGCCTGATTTACGCACATAGTCTTCGGGCTTGAGCCCATGACTGATTGCCCACTGTTTGAGTCTGTATTCCAATTGATCTTTGGTGACCTGGGTGGAATCAACAGCCAAATCCAAATCACCTGACGTAGATTTGATTCCAGTGCTGCCCAAGGTGTTGTTTTGCAAATCCAGACCTGGCAACATTTCGTCCAACCAGGCCAAGGTAGGTTTTACATCAGTTTGATTGATGCGTTGTGTGAGTGGGCGACCTTGGGTATCCTTGAATACGTTGCCACCTTCGAACAATCGCATAAGTTAGGCTCCAGCCTTGGCAACTTCTTGATCCAAAAATGCCTGAAAACTTTCGTCCGGCACACGACCGGTCTGCTGATTGGCCCAATTTCCTTCTTGATTCTGAGCATAGTTAATGTTTCGATATTGAATCACCGGCGGATTGGTGCTGATGATCTTGGCCATAGATATGTTACGAGAAACATCTTGTTGACTCATTGCGGCTTGTTTGGTCAGCTGACCAAACAGACTGGCCACCTGTTGAGGATTGTCTTCGGCTGCGGTGATATCTGCAATTAACTGTGTGATTTCACGTTTGTTGATGGCACTGTCAATGGGCTGATTACCCATTAAATTTTTTTGTACAAATGCTGCCAAGGATTGTTGATACAACTGTTTGTATCGCGCTGGGTCCGGAGTCATGCTTTTTAAATTTTTTGCATAACTATCCCAGGCTGGAACAGCTTTTTTGAGAAGGGCTTGCGTGGCAGTACCAGTCTGGACACGAGACTTGGCCTGACCCCAAGTTTCTCCGGATCCCCAGGTGGTTGCAGCTTTGAGAGTGTCGAGGATACCCTCCGACATATTATGTTTTTCTATTTCACGAATTCGCATCGGTTTTCCTTACTGTACGGGTAAACTTGCCAGGATCTCTCAGCTTGATTGCATTGATCAATTTGCGTTGCAGATTCTCTGCCTGTTCCGGTGTGTAACTAGAGTCAATTTGCTCCAGCAGGCGTATGGCACTGGCAATAATGTTGCTGGCACGATTTTCGATCACGTGACGCTGATCGCGCTCAGTGTACAAATTCTCTAATTCTTCTAATAGGCTTCGTGTTTTCTTTTGCATTTTTGGGCCAGGACCTTTTTATTATTTATCGGGTTTATAAACTCTTTAAACCCGATTATCCTGTCTTTATTTTGCCCAATAATTGTTTTAATTTGGCACTTTGTACATCTGCGGTGATTTTACCTGTGTCTTCATGATCTGCTGGATTGGCAGGTTCTGTTACGTTGATCATTGTGCTTTTTGCTTTGATACTATCCATCAAGTTGCCTTTGGCAAACGAATTAACTGGTCCAGCTTCTTCACCCGGATCTGTGATACGCATAGTTTCAATATTATAATCCAAGTCAATCTTTTGTCCTACGCCTGTACTGCTTCGACTTTTCATACACTGAATCTGATACTTGCCACGCTCACGCATGGCTCTTGACGTAAAGATACCGAACACATTATCCGCAGTATTGATCTTTGAAATACCACCAGAAATATGACTGTGATCAAACTCTATTTCTTCCACAGCCGACCTGTTCAATTGACTTGCTGTCACAAACAACACATTGAGCTCTTTGGCCAAGTTACGCAGTTCTTCACTAACATATTTGTCTTTGACAAACAGGTCATTGGGACTAACTTTTGCACTCACAGGCATCAGCAAGTCCAAGTAATCACACATGACAAAGTCTACCCGTAGTCCTGTTTGCACTTGCACTTCTTTGATATAGCTTCTTATGTCATTGATGTTGCTCTGTGCTGGCAGGGCCTTGATACGATACTGTCCAGCTTTCTTACTAACTAACTTAACTTTGAGTTCAGTTTGATCTATGTCCTTGCGGATCTCTTTGGTACTCATTCCGGCCAACATGGCATCAGTTCTCAACGCACACAGTTCTTCACTCAATTCTAAACTGATATACACGCCACTGAGTCCGGCCTGTAACCAACTCAAGGCAATGTTCATCATGACCAAACTTTTACCCGATCCTGATCCACCTGCAAATATGTTCAGTTCACCGCGGCTAAAGCCACCATACAAGATCTTGTCCATCTGTGGCCAACCGGTTGACACTTGTCCACCTGAGTTAAAATATTTGTTGATACGGGCTTTGGGATCAGACCAGTAGTCTGTACCCATGTCCTTGGTCAAGCTGATCTGCACCGCATCTTTGATCAGTTTTTCCACAGGATCGTACTCGCCCTTTTCCAACAAGTCTGCACTTTTTAAAATAGCACGTTCCAGTTCTTGACGTCTAGTAAAGCTTTCAAACTCGTCCATGAACCATTCAAAGTGTCCATCGTTGAGATCGGGAATATGATTCAGTCGCACACCTGTGCTGGCTGCAATCTGTTCCACTGTGGGTAAAGTCTTGTGATCGTCACTGTGACGGGCAATAAACTCAGCCGCAGGTCTTAAACTTCTATCAAAGTTTTCGGGATTGTAAATGTTCTGTACACGCACATACGACTCTGCGTCTTGCAACATCATTTCTAAGAATAGTCGTTGGACTTCAAGTCCGTAATCTTTTAACAAGTTGTTTCCTTAATAAATTTTGCTGTGTTTAGTGCTGTACGCCAGTCGGTGCCTCGTTTGCTGTCAATTTTGTCGAGCAAGTCTATCCATACATTATTTTCAGGGCTGTTCATAGTCTCATGCAGGTAGTTGACAACTCCAGACAAAACTGCAAATGATTCCATCTGTTGAATTGCTTGTTGTTTAATTATTGCCGAAGCATTCATTGGATCAAAATTACCAGCAAATTGCCAACAGAAGTCAGAAGGGTCACCTTCTCTATTTGTTTGTATATTCTGTTCAAACCAACGACACACTTGATCAATTTCCAATAGATTATAACTACCCACAGTGGTATTAACTCCAAACATAACATTGCCAGGCAATGTTTCTCGCATGTTTAAAATATTTTGACTAGTTTGTTTCCAATTGGCCGGCCACCTTATATATTCAAAAGCAGAGCCTACTGCGTCGATACTAAAAAATATTTTAACCAGACGAGCCCGACTCCAAAGGTCAACAATCACTGGACTTGGCATTACTGTTCCATTAGTATTATAACTTATAAGTGTGTCTTTTAACACCCCTTGTTCTTCTAACTTCAACAAGAGAGCAGTTTGGTCATTGTTAAGCAAGGGCTCGCCACCGTTAAAGTGTATCTTTTTAATCTTGCTAACATCCAACTTGTCCAAAAAGTTATTTGATTTTTGAAAATATCTGCCCATGTTGGTCAGCTCATCCTTGCTAAGATTATTTTGTTTGGCCCAGAAACTGCTAGACTGTGCATCACACATTACACAGGCCAAATTACAAGCCCAGGTAGCACTGTGATCGATACTGTGTAGTTCTACTGTGCGAGTTGGCCCGGCATCTTGAAAAAATTCAATTACACTTTTTCTGCGACTCTTGTGTCCAAGTTTTTCCACTTGCCAGCAACGTGAACAAGCACTGGGTTGTTGATTTTGATCAAACTGTTGACGTAATTGAGTCAAGTAAGGGCTGGTAACAAAGTCAAATGTGTCTGCGGGCTCCAGGACACTGTCGGCTTGGCAACAAGGTGCCACACGAACATGTGTGTCGTTGTGTCTGTCAATATACACGCCACGATATATTTCCGGACACCAATTATCGAAACTGTTTGACAAGTTGCTTTTTCCTTAATTCTATTTTAATTCTACTGGTTTCTCGAAATTGCATTATAGTTATCAACGTGCCTAATCTGCCCAGACGAATTACAGCATCATTTACATCCTTGACACCCGCAGGCCATTCGGGCATGCTTACTGACCAGCCCAGTTCAACTGCACGATCTACCAACCGCATGCCAGCTTCGTCTTGGTCTGGAACCACAATGATTTCGCGATCTAAACTGCGTATCAGTCTGACCTGTGCGTCATTGATTTCGGCATGCAACACAGCCAAGCCGCCTATGCTGAGTGCATCAAACACACCTTCGACCACTATGGCATACTGCCAATCAGCACCTTGTAAGTCTGTGCCAAACACATAGCCAGGTTGTGTGTCGTGTATGTACCGGGGTTGTCGATTGTCCAGCATTCTACTACTGTAACCTACCACACGATCATCATATGTAAATGGCACTATGACCTGCGGACGTGTCCAATGCACACTGTCATTTTCCAACACAGTCATTACAGGGTAGTCCTCGGGTACTGCACGACCACGCAAGTAATCCCAGTGCGGTGTGTGTTGAGTTGTGACCAATTCTGCAGCCGGAGGCAATTCACGTTCTTCGAACTCTATGCCTTGTAAAGTTCGACCGGTTCGTTCACGGTCTGTCAATAGGCCTTCCATGTTGCGATGTCGCAGGCTTTCTAGATTAACACGTTCAATTTCTTCTGCAGGCACACCCAACCAACCCAACAGCTTGCGTGCTTTGAATGAAAGATTGCGACCCAAGATAAAGCTGGCAGTGTAGCCACAGTTAAAACAGTGATAACTCCAACCTGCATCCGAAGTTTTAATGCCGCCCCTGCTGCGGCGATCTCGGCTTTCGCCCATGTGCTCACAACAAGTAGCATTGAAACTGATCCAGCCCGATGCACTGGGTTTACGTCTAGCTGGCAGGTAAGAGATCACATCAATCATGCTGTATTATAACATGATTTTTAATTTAGATCAACGCTGATCGGGACTAACGGTAAAGTAGATTTACCACAAAACCTGTGGAAATTATCACTATGGCGCCTTGACTTTGTGGCGGAACCGGGTAGGCATTCACATTGACTCCGGCTGCTGGTACAGGCCAATAGCCAGATCCTCCACTGGTAACAATGATTTCTTCAACCACTCCGCTCGAGCTAATTATGGCTTCGGCTGTGGCGCCAGCACCATTGCCCAAAATACTGACTTTGGGCGGTGCCAAATAGCCGCTTCCACCGTTGGCCACGGTGATGCTGGTCACGACACCATCTGTGCAAAAAGCATAGGCTATGGCCGGTGTTCCTGGAGGCTCGGGTGTGGCAAAAATTGAATTGTTAAAACACAATCTCAACAAGGGATGCCATCCAATGATGTTCATGTGTATGGTTCTGGTTTCGTTCAGATAGGTTGTTGACTCAGTGACATTGTACCAGATACTTTGATAGTTTTCTGCAGCCTGGGCCTTGATGGTTCCGGTATAACCAATCAGGTCCATTTGTATGGTGGTTACTGGGCCGCGTGGTTCAATAAAACTACTGAAATATTCTGTGTTCCATAAACCTGGAAAGCCGCCGCCTGCGCCAGTTGGATTACCGGACCAGTAGGGATTTCCGCCGGGAAAATTGCTGTATCCAGCTCCATCATAGCTGATTTCGTTACTAACTTCTAGTGTGGGGATTGTTAATTCGGCGCTGGGTACAAATTCGGGCAAGACTGAATTGACAATATCCACTGGAGCTCTTGCACCAGCTTGTGCGTCTACAAATACTGCTTCGGTAAGCCCGCCTGTTTGTGTGCGAGACAAACTGTAGCTGGCAGGCTGTGCTTGTACTGCCAACAACTGGTCTGTGGTCAGAGTAACTTTGGCGCGGCCTGTAGCAGCACTCAGTGTTACCAAGGGTTGTTCTACTAGAATCTTGTCACCGTTCTGGCTGATAGCACGAAACACAAATGTGCTGCCGGTAATGTTGACAGGTTTTTGATCTTGATTGATAAATTCAAACAAAATCACATTGTCCACACCCTTGTTGATTGTTAGTTTTTTAGCGTACACAGGATCCCACCTATATGTGAATGTAGAACCGTCGCTGGTGTCCA